AACTCAATCCTGAAATTAAAACAAGATCATAATTAACAAATACAAGATCATGTGTACCAAGGTATAAAGCAATGTCCCTACCCTTACCGTCAGATACTCTGTCACTTAATGGGAATAAAAATGTAGACGTGAAAATATATTGTTGCTCATATGCCCCGATAGAATAACCCCCATCTTTTCCGGGAATATCCCTACCTGCAATATCTTTTGTCAATCCAGAATCTGTCCCTGTTTTTCCAAGATCAGGACTCCCCCCTGTAAATATTTCTGTTCCAATAATATTAATTGTATGATCACCTAATATCAGATCAAGAAAACCTTTTCCAAGGTCATTTGAATCTACCGATTGTAAATTATCAAGAGCGACGACATTAGGTACACATTTCGTTATAATTGTATTTGACGTTAAATTTGTTACAATTGAATTATCCGAATCTGCACAGTTATTGACCTGTATATTGTCAATTGGAGGGGCCCCTCCAAAATTTGTTTGTTCCCAATCAGAACCGACTCCACTGGCCTTAAATGCAAAACAATTTTTAAATGTCGAGTTATTTCCAGGAATATCTGCAACATCTATCCCGTCTCCATTAAAATTATATATAGAAATATCTGTATAATTTTTTCGGCCAGGGAAATTGTCACCACCAATGAAACCCGCTGGCTGCAAATGTAATCCATTTTTTATATTCCAAATAAGAAGATTTTTAATAGTGATATAATCATGGTTATTAACAACATCATATGCAGTTGAAACATTAAACGCGTATCCTTTAAAATAAATATTTTCAAGTGTGTGATTGTTTCCTTCAATTGAACTCCAGCAACGAATCCTTAATAATATTAAATCATCCGCTGTTATCTGTTCAAAAAATGAATTAGTTATAATGACAACGTCATTTAATTCATCTGATCCTGTGTCATGAGTATACCACAAATAACCACTGGCCCCGGAGAACTTTACTTGATGCCATTCTAATGGACTTTTAGGTCTTGCTGAATTATATGTACAATCAAATATTACAAAATGACCGTTTTGATTTACACGATTCGCTGGCAATGATATATCCGGCCATGCATTAATTATTATAGTAGATATTAGATTGAAATAATAATCATTTGTCCACGCTCCGAGACCACATAAAAATGCATACGCTGCCTCAAATGTCAAAAAATCTCCGCCGATTCCAATTGTTTTTTGAATCAGTGCCATTATTCTGCCTTTACTTTCAATGTCATTTCATTATCACTAATTACAGATTTAAAAGTAATCGGAGGCCCCGGAGCACCTGGGTCAACAACAGGGATTAAAGATAAGGCATCAACCGGAACACTTGTAACACCAGTCCCCCCGGCTGGTAATGTTGTTATATTATGTTTATGACGTTCATATATAATTTTAAATTTCTCATTTATCAATTTTAAAAAATCATCCTTTCCAATTTCAATGATTCCATCCGGTCTTATTCTGACAACACCGTCCTTGAAAAATACCTCCAAATTTTCCCCGCCCTGGTCTTCATTATTAAAAGAGTTAAGGGACAGGATTGCTATTGCATCGGTCAAGTCAAATTTACGCCGCGACCCCGGTTCCGCCTCTGTTCCTTTCTCCAGCCAAAAGTCAAGCGACCTTTCAGCAAAAATCAATGTTACGGTCTGACCTATAAACTCACTTTCAGGAAGCCTTAGTCCAGCCGCATTGACGCCATAAAACATGATCGGAACTTCTTCAATAGGTTTAAAAGGAACTATCTTTCCGTCAAGAAATTTTTTCTTTACAAGAGGGAGAACAGTTGCTTTCCTGGTTTTACTGTCATATGATTCTATACGCCCAGGCATACAGGTATGAATAGATTCCGCCAGGAGACTATTAAAAACTGTTTTAATAGTATCAAAAACCGTGACTTTTGAACTGCTTTTATTTTCCACTGAAGTCCTCAACTTCTATTGATGTCACAAAATCCCCTTCAAAATTATCCCCCCTATGGCTGGAAGTATGAATTTTAAATTGCTTATTTTCTCCGACCTCACGACTTGACAAAGAGATAATTCCGCCCGGCTCCGCTTTTGAATGTAACAACGTTGTAACGGCCCAGCCATCAATTTCAATTTCGTCATCCTTCACCATTTTTTGAATCTTTATTCTTTCCGGTGAGCCTATCATCCCGGTATTTTCATTTATAACAATTGCCTGGGTCTGGTCAGTCCCGTCTTTATTATATATTTTCAATTCATTATTTTGTACACTCCATTGTAAATCCACATCATTTGTCAATATGTCAAGTACATTTTTTAATTGCCCTGAAAATGAAAAACCAGTATTTAAGACCTTGTCCCGGAAGTCAATTAAATCTAATTTGGTCTTGACCCCAATTGAAAACTTTTTCACTACATTATTTAATATCTGTCTTATTGTTGCACCTTTTTTAAAACTTAATGAATCCCTGGTAAAAGTTAAAGCCTGTTCACCGTCTCCAGCTTCTAACCTGGTTATCCTATTCGGGGCCGTGGCTTTAGTAGTTATATACGTTGTATCTCCAATAAAGACAACCTCCGGCCCTTCCCAGTCCTCATACCCTGCTTTAACGGTCAATAAGGCCCCTAATTCGTTTAACTGACTGATAGTAGGGTCAGAAAGGTTATATATGCTCAATGATCCTGTATTCGGTTCCGTAGAGACAGAGGTTTTACGTATATCAAAAGACATCCTGAAGTCTTCTAATGTGGCCAGGATTGCATTTTCCTTTTCAACCGTAGCAATTATTTTCCTATTATAAAGCGGCAACTTCAGCCTCCGTCAGATAATACATAAAAAGCCTGGTCTCAAAATCAAATTGTGCAATAGGTTCAAAGGCATATGACAAATCAACAATATAAATTTCGCCGGGGGGGAGTCCCCTATCCGGGAATTGTTTTAATAACCCTAAGTAAAGAAAAAGTTTTCTTCCTGAAAGTAAAGGGTTTCTTTCCCGGTCATAAATATCCATAGACCAAAAAGACGCCCGGCTGTTCCAGTCAAATCTAAAAATATATGGTATTCCCTCCAGAGTAATTTCTTCTGTAAAGGACGGGAATTGATTTTTAAAAGGAATTTGATTCATTGAAAAAGTCCTGTAATTCCATCTTTTGCTGACCTGATTATTTTTAATGCCGTTGATTCCTGAACTTCCTGAACTTCCGGGGCCTTGTCTACTCCAGTATTAGCCGTCTTTGCGGCTTGATTTTGTACATTTGGAGCCTTCCCGTTTAGGTCACTGGTCTTTTGTACCTGTGTAAATTCAGCCTCAACACGTTTTATTTTTTTAAATTCAATAGTATATTGTACTGATTCCCCGGTCTCCTTTGTCTTTGGAAATTCTAAATTGACAATTACCATATTTGTAAATACTTTCAGACCTGTAACAATTGTCAATATTGTGGGGGCCGTTACAACCTCCAACTCTATACCTTCCTGTTTCGGGGGCTCAAAACCAGCCCAGCGGAGTAATACGTTATATGCCAATTGTATTCTATTTGAGCCGTCTTCCCGTAACAAATTACTAAAGGCATCTGTCAAGAATACAATAGGTGTATTTGTTGTCATACTGTCAATGATAAGTCGCTCCGGTAACGGCTTAACATGATCTGTAATATTTGCACCAGATTCAATAGGGTATTCTGTAACAATATTCCTGTAACTATGTACTTCCCGCAATGTTGTATCAATCTCCAGTCCGTCAATCAACACCGGTGTTTTAAAATTATTAAAAATTCCAATAGTCATTTTATTTACTCCACAATAGACCCGGCCTGGGTTGCTTGTCTTAACTCATTCCCTAAATATTTCCTGAAAAGCATTTCCGTAACATCTTCAGTATAGTCAGAGATTACCCGCTTTTGATGTTCCGGCGTTCCCTCCGGGACTGTGACCGGGACTGTAACATTAAATTCATTCTTATTTGTCACTGTAGATTTACCTCCAAGTCCTGGAAGGGCCTGACCCGGCATTATGGTTTCCGTAAATTGTCTAACTTGTACGGTTTCAGGTATTGTGGGAAGTTCACCTTTTAATTTATCTATTATACTTTTTGTCAATTTAAAAAACTGAAATAATTTTCCTCCGACTGCCTCCCAAAAAGTTGTCCATAATTCAATCATTTTTGTAATAGCTGGTTCTATTGCCATGCCTATAGCTTTCCAGCCCTCAACCCAGTCCTTTACAAATATATGAATCATAGTCCCCGCACGTTCCCAAAAAGGAATCCAAATCCCTTTTTCAAATTGATGTAAACCGGCCCCTATATTTTTCCAACCCTCAATCCAGTCCTTTACAAGTTTTTTCTGCATTTCTTTTGTCAATCCCATTTTAACAAGTAAATTACTAAAACTTTCCAATATGGCCCCGATTGCAGATTCCCCACCCTTTCTCCATATTATAAAGTCTTCTATAAGTAAAGTAATAACAACAATAACCGCGGCAACGGCAGCGGCAATAAGAATAAATTTTAATAATAAAATAGCTACAGGAACATTAGCCGCCCAGGCGGCAGCTTTTAGGGCCAGGAACATTCCCGCAACTGCTTTCCCTACAACAACCATTAAAGAAAATCCTATAAGTAAAGGCCCTATGATTGCGATTAATCCACCTATTATCAATATGGCTGTTCTTAATTCAGGGTTCATTTTTTCCTGAAGAAAAACAACAACACGGCGGAGCCAGGAAGTTAAACCTCTAACAAGGGGGATAAGACCCTGTCCCCAAATCTCTAATAGGTCACTTGTATCATTCCATAATTGCCTAAAACCAACAGACGCTTCCGCGGCAGCTTTGGCACTCCCCCCATATTGTTTTTCCAATTCTGCTAAAATTAATTCCTGGGCCTCTGCAAGTCTCCCCGTTTCCTGAAGATTTTTAATAACTTCTTTTTGTGATTTTGAAAATTGAATACCTGTACGGGACAAGGCCCCTAAATTTGCGACTGGGTCATTTAATGCTTTTCCTAATTGTATAGATGTACTCCGTAACGTTTCGGCATTTGCATTCAGTCCGAATACACGGGCGGATACATCTATCACCGCTTTTTGTGTCCGGTCAAATTGTTCTTCTGCAATATTCGTAAATGTCAATATTTGAGCGGAGACATTTTGTAAAATTGTTTCATCCCCAAAAAGTGTTTCCTCTTGTAAAGATTTCGCTTGGGCTTTTAAATTTTCAATAGAACGACCCGCCCCCATTGCAGTCGATTCAATTCCCTTTTCAACCTGGGCCAAAGCCTGAAGTTGTATACCCTGGGCCCGGACAGCGGCTGTAACAAATCCAGCAAAGGGCAATGTAAAAAACATTGTCATTCGTTGCCCGGCTGTTCGCATCTTATTGACCACGCCATCAACACGTTTTTCCGCAGCTCTTAATTGTGACTGGTTTACTTTGAAACCTATAACATTTATTAATTCTCTAACTATCATCTGTCAATCCCAATTCTTCCGGGTTTCCCTTTGCCTCTTTGACAAGAAAACACAGGGCCGTTTTAACATGTATCATTTGTTTTTGTACAGTAAAATAATCCTTCCGGGCCAGGCAGTCCCCCTCATGTTTCTCAATTTCCGTATCAATATTTTTTTGATGGTCAATAGCCTTATGGGTCTTGACTCCAGCCCTGACTTCATTTGCAATAGTTTTATTCTTTGACAATGTTGTCAGGAAAAAAGTCATTGATACAGAGAGAATTGCAACCACGCTCCCGGATATGATAACACCATAAATTCCTTCCATCATTTGTCCTTTACTTCTGGCATTAACGCCTTTTCAATTTCATATTGTATATCCAGGCAAATATTAGCCAGGACTAAATCATCCAGACTATACACTTTTTGTAATTCCCAAAGCTGGGCCTTTCCCTCAATGTAAAGTCTCCAAAATTGCCATTGTTCTTTTAATTCGTCGCCTATTCCTTTTTCAATAAGGTCTAATCGTTTCCGCTGCTTTGCTGTAAGGTCTCTGTCTCCAGCAAGTCCCCCGCCATTGGAAATAGTGCCTTTATCCTTTCCAGGATGTTTCCAATAGCGTTCTTGTCGAAAAAAGTTGTAAAATTGACCTCCACAACAAATTTAACAACCTGGATTAAAAGCCCATACTCTCCGGCAAACTCTAAATTAAAAACTCCCTCTTTAGCAACTTCTTTCCCATTGACCCGCGTATATGCCATTAAGTCAAGTATTAATTTGACAATTCGGTCATCGTCAAGATGCTTTGTTAAAACTTCCGCAATTTTATCAAAATTTACATCCGCGTCAAAAACAGAGGCGGGCTTATTTTCATTGAGGGAGACGGGGACTTTTGCTGATCCCATCTTTAGGAATCCACCCAAAAACTTTACAATACGAATACCTAATTTTAAACCTGGAATTGCTGGAAAATTACTGGTAATGACTTTTACATCCTCATCCTTACTATTCTTTAAAATCTTATCATGTGTTTCAATCGGCATGACTACCTCCTATTTTGTAAACGTGCCAGTTAATTATTATCCTATAAAAATAACATTTCCCCCGACAAACATGTCTAATTCTGCACAGTCAAGCATCCATTCACGATTAGACACTTCCTTTGCATTCGGAGCCGCTGGAAATTTTCTGACCCAGGCATAAGCAGTCGCAAATTTTGATGTGCCTAAAAGGTCAGTGATTATAACAGGAACAATCCCGGCATTTTTTGTCCTGTCAAGTATAGCAAAGCCCGTCAGTATATCATTTGAAGGACTGGTTTGTGCCAGGATTAAACGGATAAGACCTGAAAAGTCATTCTGTTTAGTCCTGGTTGTTTGACCATCCGCGCCAGTGGTTTTTGTAAAGGCGTCTGCTTCATGTTCAACGCCGATAAATTCACCATCAGCAAATCCACCTATAACGGCCCCGCCGACATTAGTTATTACTTGCGCGGGGTCATATGTTGTCAAGCCAGGCATAATTTTTCTCCTTTGTTAATATTATAAAATATTGATTATATTCTTACTACTCCGTCAATTTCAATTCTGTGAATTGGATTTGCATAAAAAGCCGTAAATTTAACATCCTTTAAAACACGGGCAATTTTATCCGCTGCCAATACCTCTGACGCTTTAGGAACTGACGTTTCAAAACCACCTGTCCTGTCACCATTTGCGGCAAAGTCATCCGGTGAAATGGCCCCGGCATCCTTTTCTATTTGCAGGACTTGTCCTATTTTAGATTCAATTCCTAAAATTCCACCGTCAGTGTATGGAACTTTTGGCTCATTGACAAGATAAGAATAAACATTTGTCTGCATTTGGGCCTTAAGCCAGTCTATCCAGATTATAAGATCAAGAAATTCCCCTGTTCCGACCCAGCCTTCCTGAATAATATTGACTTCTCCGACTTCCTCATAACTGGAGCCGTACTTTTCAAAAAGGTTTGCCTGTTGTGTCGGCGTCAGGCCATCAACCGCGGAACCAATAACCGTTGTAAACATTGGTGTATACGTTCCGGGACGTTGCACAAGTAAAGCCCCTAAAAGTCCAGCGTCAAGAAAATCCGTCAAGGCGTCTTCATGATATACACAGGAATTTCTGTCCAGGGCATTTGTCTTTAAATATTTTGCCAGGCTGGTTGTATCCGTGGCATCATTTTGGTCTATTATGTCAATCACTCCGCCGCCTATGTCAGTTCCCGCAGAGGCAGAAATACAAACACGAAGATTTGCATTGACCCAGTCGATAATATCTTCCTGATCAGTTTGTGTTCTTGTCGCTCCAATAACTCCATAAAAATTACTGTTTTCCAATACAATAGCATTAAGGGCCACTGTATAATCGGCATCTCCAACATCTTTACGCCCGCCAGCAATGATTGATGGCCTGGGATTTTGTGAAGCAATCGCAGACGCTGCAAGGTATTCCAGGGCACTTGTCCCACCTGTCAAGTCCGCCGCAATAGAGGCCAGGTCATCAGTGCTATATAATTTAAATCTTTCAGAAAATGTCCAATTTGCCCCGGTAATTAATATTGTGCTAAATGAAGGACGGCTTACTAGCTGGGTCAAGCGGGTTATAACCACCTTTACAATCCTGTCAAGTTTCGACATTGTCAATCTCCTTTGTTAAATTTATGTTTCAGGAATTACAATTGTTTCCTCATGTAAAATACTTTCATCATACGTTTTTATAGTTTCGTCAATTTCTACTTTATCAATCACACTGACAAAGACGCCTTCTGCCCCGTCATGGCTTTGTGTACCTATCAAAAACCAGAATGTAGCCAGGGCCCTTTCTTCAAATCGTGTGTCATCCAGGCCCGTTAAATTTTGAACTGGGAATCTGTCAAGCTGTGTAATCCCCACATCATTCAATAATTTTTGATACTCAGGAAAAATTAAAGACGCGTATAAGGCTTCCAACATTGCAAAGGAACCGGGGCCATAATGATTAACCTCTAAAGTAAAGCGTCTGACTCCTCCGACTTTTGCCTTGCCTGTTACATCGTCAACATCACTCCAGAAATCTTGTCCTTGCGGTGTCAGGGATGCCATACGTAAAGTAATATAAGGACTTTCCGGCGGCTCAGAATTTGATGGTTGTGGCGCGTTTTGTTCCGCCCAAATTACGCCGCTATCAGGGTCAAGCCCTGTAAAACCCGCAACCCATTCCTGAAGCGTATCTTGTATTTCATCTTGATTAAATGGCATTTGTCAACTTCTATTTAAGGAATTACTATCTGTTTTTCTTTATCAAGTTTTATTACAATATATCTATAATGGCCTATTATTTGGTTTTGCCAATTTTGACGCTGGAATACTTCATGTTGCTCATTGTCAATTACCACTATGTCAGGGTTTTGCCCTTCCACGGTCTGAAGTAAGTTATCTGTAAATAAAAAATAAGATTGAGTATGTCTCCGCCCCTCCGGCAACATTTCAAGCTCCCGTCCTATCATTGGTTGAACAGAGGCTTTAAATGTAAACTGATTCGGCGTACCTTTTACCCAATGGCCTTTTGTAAACTGACCTCCAGTTATATTGTACGCTGTCAATTCTTTCCTGGAAATTAAAAACCCCATTTATCAACCCCTTATTTTTACAACATGAGAAACAGAATTTACCATTTGCGCTGTGTCAATTAAAGGATTGCTTGAACCTTTCTTCATTATTGTTGATGGTCTATTCGGCGGGGTATCCAGGGCAACAATTTTCTTTTTAGTTT